GATTAGTGATTATAGGAACTATAACATCTGGTTGGAATTGTATGTTAAAAGCTAAAGAATTAGCTGTTTTAGTTACAATCCATAATGTATCTTTTAATCTAACTTGAGGAGGTAAAGGTTCATATAAATTAATTAATACATCAAATCTAGGTTTTGTAGTATCAACTAATATATTATTAGCTATAACTAAATTATTACTACCAAAATTTAAATAAAAATCTTGAAAATATTCAGGATTTGAATTTAAAATAGATTTAAAATCATTAACTAATATTTCTAAAGAAGTATTAGTAATATTATTAACACCTAATCTTAACTCTGTTCTATCACCTGATATTTCTTTTATGTAAAAAATTCTTTCATCAGGGGATGAATTTAATTCTTTTCGTAAAAAATTATAAATAACATTATATTCACCATTAGTAAAACCTCTAGATTTTAATTCCTTTTCAGGATCTAAATCAACATTAAATGTAGCCCCTGTACTAGCATCTGTACTAGTAATAGAAATATTTGTAAGATTTTGATCTGTTATTTGAAATTCTCTATTTGGAGATAAAATAGTAAACTCAACATAATCTCCTTTACTAGGATCAAAAACAGGACTTACTGTTTCAGGTGATAAAACAGATATATCCTGAGGAGAATAGGTTTGGGATTCTAATGTTATAGGATCTATAGGATTTATAGTAGTAGCCATTTCTTATTATAATGTTGGAACATTTATTGGAGTTGGAACACTAGCTGATATTTGTAGTGTTATAAGTTGTTGGTTTGCTGCTAATAAATCTTGTCTTAAAACGGTTATTTCATCTAATAATGCTTGGACATCTTCATTAATTTGATCAGCATTTATATAATCTCCACTTTTAGCTACTATATAAGCATGAGAATTTGTTTCACCTTGAGCTGGTATATCATAAAAAATATGTTCTATTTAAAGGATAATTAACCATTTATTACTTTAAAATAATAGTTATCATCAAAAACTAATGTTGAACCATCAATAACTGTTTTAATCAAAATTTTATAATATCGTTCAGGTTCTAAACCATTCATATATAATGTAAAATAACTTCCTTGACTATCAGCACTCAGTTGAGTATATTGGTCATCGAAATCTATGACAACTTCATTAGTATCCAAGTCTTTTATTGAAAAATATGAAGAAGTAGGTAAATAATAATTCTGTGTATAATAAGATGATGTTTGGAATGATCTAGCAGGATATGATGGTCGGCTATTAACTCTAAATCTATTTATACTCTCAGGGTAAAAAATACCTGGATTTTCATCTAAAGCAACAGTGGCATTAGAAGTATTTAGTATAGTATTAGTAGATGAACCTGTATTCCAAATGTAGTCTCTCCATCTGAATTCTAATTGTGGTGGATAAATAGTACTAGTATCTCTAGAAAAGAATTGTATTTTAATTTGATAATTCTCATCATAGATAAATTCAACAGCTTGTTTAGCTATTAAACCATTATTTTCTATAGTACCACTATACCACGCTTTAACCATATTAGTGATATCAGTATTGATATCGCCAGTTTCAGTATAAGCAAAGCTTTGAGTTGAATAAATAGGTAATACAGTGGTGTTTGAAGATCCTGTATACCAAGTACCTCCACCTAAAGTACCACTATATGAAGCAGTAACATTAGCAGAATAGCCACTTGTAGACCAAGCATTACTACCAGAATATGATCTCCATCCCCAACTAACACCATTTTGAACTTCAGGATTATAATTATATTTACCTGTTCCCATGTTCCAAGAACCTGAAATGGGGTAAAATTCAAGTTGAGTGTCTAGGTTTAATCCTTCTAAGTCAGCTAAAAATCCTCTAAAATATGCTTTCCAACTTGACCCACTAATCTTATTAGCAATGATGTCATTTATTTCAGTATTGGAAAATTGTATTAAAAATCTACTAGTTTGAGGTAAAGGAGAAGCATTAATGACTGAAGTAGAAGATTCTATGATTTCATCTAAACCAGTATTTCGGCTAGGGTATAATGAATAAATAGTAGCATCTTTAGTAGGAAAAATTTTATAAACAGCCATTTTTTATTATAAATATAGAAATTACAAAGATACAACACGTCCTTTAATGTCACTATCAGGATATTTAACTTCAAATATCATTGGATCTACAGATGGATAAATAACATTATTTTGAGTAGCTCCAATAACATCATAAGCATAGACTGAATAGTTAGGGCCACATTTGTTAGTTATATAGACATTTTTAACTGTTTGGACTCCATCTATCCTATCAAGCATAACATAAATATCTTTTAATATGATAGGTTCATTTATTTGCCATTTATCAATTTCAAAATAACTTTTAACAGCAGATATACATTTAAATAGAATATCATTATTATTATAATTAGGTAAAACTATAATATCAAAATCTACTCCAATGTTAATAATAAAACCATCTCTAATTTTTATAGAATCATTAACTATTCTATATTGAGATAAATAGGTTTTTAAATTATTTTTTAAACTAATAGAAGCATTTTTTAATCTTTTATTATTATCATATGCTAAAACATATAAATTAGTAGATGATAATGATTCACCAGGAAGTAAATTCTCTAATTTTTCAGGTTCAGCATATATTTTAGATAAAGAACCATATTGAGAAGGTAAACTCATAGCTCTAACTAAATAGTCATCTTGAGTTACTGTTCTTAATTGAGCACCAAAAGCTGCTAAAGAGTTTTGTTTTATTTCCTCTGAAGTATCACCATCTGAACCTCCAGTAGCGGCTGTTGGATTTTGAGCTGTTACAGAATTTCTAACATCTGTAGCTAATCCAGCATCTGGTATAGCAGGGTTAGGGGTAGTTACATTACTAGTATTAGATATACCAGTAAAAGCATTAGCAGGTATATTAGCTGCTACTCCACCTCCTGTTAAGTATCTAACTGTTAAGGTAGTACTAGATGGAGCTATGCCATAAGTACTTGTGTATAAAAAGTTAGCTGGGTCATAAGCTGTAGTTAGGTTATTATCTACAGGGTTTAAACTATTTCCTACATTAGTAGGATTTGGTATAATTTCTTCTTCAATATTTGATGTTGTAGTACCAGCACCAAATTGAATTTGAAGAGTAGTAGGTGAAGTAAAACGAGTTACAAATCGTCTGGGAGCTTTAAGAAGTTGTAATAAGTAAGGAACTTCTCCAGCATCAGAACCATTATTTTTTATATTATCATAAATCATTTCTTGGCCTAGATATGGTACTTCATACCATTCATCACCACCACTATCTATTATATCTAGTATACCTACTATATCAGTACTATTTATTTCCACAGTTTGAAAACGTTGAGGTGCTCCAAAAGTAAAAGTAGTTGTTTGAATATTAGCCGATATTGCTTTACGGGTTTTTCGAAGAAGATAAAATTCAGGTTGATTTGTAACTGTATCTATAGTTAAAATACTAACTTGAGTAGGATCTAAAGAACTAGAAAAAGCAAAATCAACTGTATCTTGAATTATGAAATCTGTAGTTCCTGCTAAACTTGATTTTAAAACGGTGTTATTATTAATAAAAACAGAATATCTATAGTCAGGTGCGTAACCACTAGGTGTTGATATAGAGGGAATTTGTTGATAAATATCAACATCAACTACAGCTACACCTGTCACTTTAGGTCTATAACCTAACATATATGCTAAAGTATATAGATTATTTTGTTGTCTAGCATATTGTATAAAATTTTCTTGAATTTGATTATCAAGATAAAATGATAAAACATCACCAACATACGCTGACATTTCCAAGAATAACATACCTGGAGATGAGGGTGAAAAGTCATTGTATGTTGAAGGGAAGTAAGTTTTAGTATACTCAACAAGAGCATTTCTTAAATCACCAAAATCTTTATTTACATATTTTATATCTCTGTTTTCAGCAGCCATGTTTAGAATATTATTTGTATATTTTGAGCACTACTACCATAAATTGAATAAACAATATCCAATTGAATAGCATTATCCTCATAAGCAGGTGTTAATGTTATAGAAATTACATTTACACTAGGGAAATTATCTTTAATATCATTAGTGAGTTTTATTTCTAAAGCTCTTAAATTTGACTCAGTTATATTTTCGAATATAAAAGCTCTTAAATTTGATCCAAAATTAGGATTTAAAACACGCTCTCCTTTATTAGTCAAAATATAATTAATCATATTTGACTTAATTTGATCTACAGTTGTATAAGTTGAATTAAATACAGAATTACCTGTTGAATATGTTGGAGATTGATTATCAGTACCAGCAGATAATGTAGGATTGTCAGCTGAAGAAGTGTATAGAAGATTATTAAATGTAGTACCTTTACCATTAAAAGGAATAGACACCCCAACAGCTACTCGCTTATTAATATCTAAAGGATGTTTATTTGGTAATCTAATTGCCATTACTTAGTCATTAATCCCATTATTTGGTCTAAACTTACTTCACCACCT